GTCCAGGTCAAAAATTTCACCGTCAAAGCGTTTTTTGTCCCGTAACGCTAAAGTTACCGTAACTTTATTCTCAAAATTGCGGATCCCTTTCACAATCAGTTCATAGTTTTGAGTCATTGAATTACTCTCCCCGTGCAGCCTTACGCTTGTCTTCTCTGATTTTGAAGTACAGATTTGTCAGATAAGTCAGGAAGCCCAGAACCAGACTCCCCAGTACACCAATCGCAGCCCACTGTGAAGGACTGACCTGATCAAGCCACTGTAAAAACCAGTAGCCAGCACTGCCTGCGGAGGTGCCGTAGGCAATGCCCGTTGAAATTTTGTCCATGGATTTCATAGCCTCACCTCCGCAAATAACGGATGGCGTAGTTTTACACTGAGAAATGAAAGGGATTTGAAAAGAAAAACCCGCAAAAGCGGGCGCAACGATATATACAGAAAGGAAAGCACTCTATCCAACAAACCACCCACAGTTAATCGGAATAAAAGCAGAGTGCTTATGAATGATCGCCTGCCCGAAGGTTAGTATTTCTGCACAGCAATTTTGCAAAAAAAGGCGATCATTCATAACTTAAACGTCTTTCAGTCACTCCGGGATTTCCCATCATCGCAGACTGAAAGACTCTAACTGGAGCGGGCAGCGGGAATCGAACCCGCATCATCAGCTTGGAAGGCTGAGGTAATAGCCATTATACGATGCCCGCATATGGTGCCGACTACCGGAATAGAACTGGTGACCTACTGATTACAAGTCAGTTGCTCTACCTACTGGGCTAAGTCGGCACTGGACCGCCACCGGGGACTCGAACCTCGCACACTCAACTTAAAGGGTTGACGCTCTTTCCTGATGAGCTAGTGGCGGCTGGTGGCCCTTGCTGGATTTGAACCAGCGACCTGGCGATTATGAGTCGCTCGCTCTCACCACTGAGCTAAAGGGCCGGGCGCAGGATAATAACGTTACGAAATCAATGTTGCAAGCATTCAAAAATCACCCTTATCTCCTCCACTAGCGCATTAACCATGTCTATCCGAGATAAGTGGCACAAAAAACCCGCTTGTGGGCGGGTTTTGTTTGCTTTTGCCATCACGTACAAAATCGGCAAAATATCAGATTTGCATGAAATATATGCCTTTCAATCTACTTTTGCAACACTTTGCTTTGAAAATGCCGCCTTTTGTTTTGAACGTGTTCTCATTACAAACAATAAAGCCTCACTATCAAGTCGGTGAAAAATGTGTTTCATTGCAACCCAGTGACGAGTAAATGTTTTGGACCAGTTTTTAGTTGTCACTCCCGCCAGTAATGCCAGCTCCTGGTATTCATAACCTTCCCCACCAAAAAGTTCTGCTTTTACTGCCTGCGCCGCCAGCCAGATTAATTTTTTCAGGCGTTCCTGCGTTTTCCCTGCAATTTTTCTGGTACCGGATTGAGTATTAAATTCATTCCACGCCCACTGTGTTATCGCGATCTGATATTCCCAACAAATACTCCCGCTGTAACACCACAACAACCAGGCTTTATGATGTTCTTCAAGAGACAGAACAGCCCGCCGCCACGATGATGTCGAAAACTCAACCGGACTGACCAGAGGAATTGACGTCCCCTTCGCCAGCGATTGTTTCCCCGGGATTGGTGGATTATCCCGCGTAATCATTTTTCCGGTCACTTCATCTCGGTACCGGATTTTTTTACGCCTGTAACGCCCTGTATCGAACATGGCATTCTCCTGCCAGGCTTCAAGCTGACCTTTTGTTGCCCCACTCAAATCAGCGGTGGCGATAATGAGCTGCTCACGCACAAACTGTAAATACTGGTTATTCATGCGCACTCCAGTTCTGTGATTTTTATCCCCAGCCGCCCACCAGGAACGAGCTGACCGCGCACAATATTGATTTCATCAAACTGCTCGTCATCTATGAGTAGTCCGGCATGCGTCAGCGCATCCAGTGGTGCTTTCAGGATATTGTCCAGGTCACGACGGCGCTTATCCGGTGGCTCTGCAATAATCTTTATCGCCAGCCTTCCGGACAGGTTTAATTTCAACCGCTGCTGGCGAACAATTAGCGCCACATCATGGCGATAACGCTTTCCGGCCTCCGAGATGAAATACGTATTGCCATGACGTCGCCAGTAGGTATTCACCGTCGGCGGGTAAGGCAAAACAAATTCTATGCGTTCAGTCATTCATGCTTTCCACTTCAGGACACCCGAATTTCTCGCGTGCATTAAAAAACGAATCAGCAACAACAGCTGGCTGCCGTGTTTTTCTTCAAAATCTTTTACCCCGGCGTGCAGTTCGTTATGACATTTACGGCACAGCGGAATAACAAACAAATCATCAGCCTTTGTTCCCATCCCTCCCAGTCCATGACCAATGATGTGATGCGGATCATCTGCCTGATTACCGCACGTCATGCATTTCTGCGTTTTTACCCAGCGCGTGTATACAGGCATCTCTTCCCGTTGTGGTTTCTGGCGCTGGAGATACTGAGCCGGTGACTCCGGATCAACAGCAATGCTGACCACCGTCTTTTCCTGTGGCGGGTTTTGCTGGTGGGCGTGAGGCAGCGGCGCAAGATTTTTTGTGCGCTGCTTCAGTATGCTGGTGGCGGTCTGCTCTCCCGGTACGATGTCGCTTTCACGGTACATTGAGCGGATTTTTTCCGCACGCAACCCCAGCGAACGACGTAATACCGCTTCCGGTAGCGCGTCCGCCACCTGATTGCGGACCGCCCACCAGGATAATTCAGCCAAAGATAATTCACGCTCCTGCGTACCGCTTATTGCGTGACCGATGACGTCAATCATCCATGCTGACAGGTTTTGATGAGCAAGCTGCCCGAGTGATTCGGATGTCTGGTCACGCAACTGGTTGTCGCAGTGCCAGCACAACACCATTGCGCCGGTACCATAACGGTGAATGACAGTTTCGCTGTGATGATAATCGCCGTGTGGCCACTGGCAGGATTTAATATGGCGCAACAGCCAGTCAGACAATGCACCAGCGCCACCAGCAGCACGAATCACTCGTTCGTCGCTGAAAAATGGCAGTAATGATTTATCCTCCGCCACCGGCTGGCGAACGGCAGGAACGACCCCGGACGGCAGATTACGCATGCTTTTCGGTTCCGGCTCCACCAGTACCCGGGTATTGTGGAATACCGGCATGGATTCACGACCTGGCTTAAGGACCACCAGCCCGAGTTCCGGTACCAGAACAGGTCGAAGTAATACCCGCACGTTACCTCCAAATCCGTTGCTGGAATGTGCGGGACGGACGCGGTGGGCATTCGGAGTAAGGGAGTCTGACTGAGATTATCCAGTGACGATAGTCGAGACTAAGAGCTTTCTTAACCTCGTATCCACGCCTGCGGTAACACTGAATTATCCATTCAGCCTGCTCTTCAGTGCATGGAGGATGCTGGAACCAGTCTGATGTGAATGCGTGAAAACGCCGTCCGCACCTGCTGGCAAAGACAGCAGAATCATTAGAATTGTGTAATTTGGTATCGTGCGCCATCGGTTGTCTCTGCTGGCGCAGCAGGTGCCAGTTGTTCAGGCTGGCGTGCGAATTGTAAACCAAAATGCCAGGAAAAAACAAAACCCGCCGAAGCGGGTTAAGTGCGGGTGCATTGAGGATGCCTGACACATCAGAGGTGGCGAGGGATTTCTCCCCCGCCTGGTCTCTTACTCCTCAGGTTCGTAAGCTGTGAAGACAGCGACCTCCGTCTGGCCGGTTCGGATTCGTACCTCGCAGAGGTCTTTCCTCGTTACCAGTGCCGTCACTATGACGGTTAAACAGATGACGATCAGGGCGATTAACATCGCCTTTTGCTGCTTCATAGCCTGCTTCTCCTTGCCTTTCGGCACGTAAGAGGCTAACCTAGATTTGCCGTTCATAGATTGAGCCTCAGATTAATGTTAAGCGTCTTGCAGGACGCGTAATGTTAACTGGGGCTTTTCTCTATCTGCCTTTGGTGTTCATGCCTGAGACAGATAGCCTCAAGCACCCGCAGCCATTCTACTTAACTCCCGTCACCTGGCCAATATAAAATCAATCAGAAAGGCGATCCATAAGAACAACAGCAAGACAATAAATTGCCATTACAGCTGCAATAGCCAGCGCACATTTGAGAACCAGCACGACAACCTCCTGTATTGGACGTACACCAGTCCTGATAAATATGAGGCGGTCTCATCATTGATTCAATACAACTATTGGGTATAGTTTCTGTGATTTTGTTCTGTAGAAATGGAACACAACAACCAGTAACCACCAGCGATTCTTTAAATACGCCAAGTCCGACGCAAGCTAACCTTCTAGTCCGCTTTGAGCGAAAAGCAGACTGTCACGCGTTGAAGTTAATTGTATTACTTAGATAAACACTATCATTTTCCTGACGTTAAGTTGTATCTTTGATAGGATTAAAAAACGTATAGATAGCTTATGCTACTGAGGGAATAAAAATGACGAAAATTAGTGAACGATGGAAGCACAATGGCATTACTGAAGGTTATTGCAATATTTGTGGGAAATATGGCTTGCTCACAAAAGATCATGTTCCTCCAAAGTGCGCCATAACCTTAGGCCCTGTTTTGCAGAAAACAGTTAGCGAATTTTTTGGTATTCAGGAACCAGTTAAACCATTAAATGCTAAAAATGGCTCTTATTTCAGAACCATTTGCAGCCACTGTAACAATAAGGTATTAGGTGGGCTCGATGTTGCAATTGAAAATGTAACAAAGTCCTTTAAAGAACAGTTAAGTCTATATATGAATGGTATGAATGTATATCCATTCATTAGAATACCTTTTGATAGCATATCTTTCACTAAGGCTATGATTGGGCACGTGCTATCAGCAACTTCAGTTGAAGATTGTAAAAAAGAACCCGTAGATAGCCCCTTCTATACACCTTTAAAGGATTATGTTTTGGGTAAAAATTCAAGTTTTGAGGAAACTCATGATATTTACTACTGGTTTTACCCACACAGAATGCACATATCCGCTCAAAGTGTAGCATTTATGAACGAAGGACATGTGGCATTTATTTGTGCTTTACATTTTTTTCCTATCGGTTTTATTATCACAATGAAAAATGAAGGAACATACCCTGTCCACTCTACAAAATTAGAACTTGAAGATAAATTCCTTACATTTAATATGACCTCTATAAATTATGAGTATACGACATTTCCATTTGTAAATCTTAAGGGAAACCAAATGTATGCGATAAGCAACGGTCATACTTGTGTGAGTTATCCAATAATTAAGTGACGGCTAAATCATACAATCTACGCATGTTCACTTTCTACATATACCATCTATAATGTCCGCTGTTGGCACAAAGCGGACAACCACGCTAGCTCTACCCTGTGCCACAAAATGTCAATTTGCATCTGAACTAATGCACTTTAATCTCGTCACTTCAATAAATACCGAACATCCCCCTGATAAAACGACAATATGCGCTGCATAACTTCGCTCTTCCGGCACTCGCGACAGATTATGTTTAGGCGACTGTCGTAGCGACGTATTTCTCCGTCAGGTAATGACCAGATAAGGTCCGGATCAACCACAACCGGTTTCTTCAGCTTTGCCCTCGATAATTTTTTGCGGGCATTTTGCCAGTCTTTACGAGCCTGTTCAGACGGGAATAACCCGTAGCCAGAATTGTATACATCGCCACTGGCAACCAGCTCTCTGGCCAGAACGCTCATCAGATATCTTGTTGCCCCAGTTTTAGCTTCCAGTTGTCGTAACGTCTCGCGCCCACTCTGGCGTACGAGTTCAAGAACCTGCCCTTTAATTTTTTCCCGCTCTTCTTGTGTAAAAACTTTTGCCACAAGCCCTCCTGAAAATTACCTCATGACCAGAAATTAACACTTACCCCCTGAAGCCCGGCGGAATTTCGTTATCCGGTTCAGAAATATGATTCACACAACGCTGGTTGTTCGTGCCGCTTACCGGGAGCAACCAGGGGTTCTCAAAATTCCGGTCCGGTCCAAAAAACGTCGTCGCTCGCTGAACAAATTCCGTTCCCGTTTTCCCGGTAGCCGCCAGGTATCTTGCGTAACGCCTCACACCATCCAGCATGGCCTCTGGTGGCACCCCCTCGCGTAATCTGGCCTTCCAGGCACTGAAAGCGGATTTCTTCGGGTTTGCCCCAGCACGCAACGGGTATTCCCGCCAGACCTGTTCGAACACATCCGGATAATCTACTCGTCCCACAGGCTGCCCGGTGTTTTCCGGGACTACCCGATCGGCTTCCCGCTGAATGGCGGAATCGGCTTCAGGCTGCTGCAGTTGGTGTGATTGCTCCGGCCTTGCGGTCATCACCTGCTGCACAGCGCCCGAATCGGCTTTCAGCGCATACGCTGAATCGGCTTCCGGTGTCGTGCCTGCTGGCTGACCAGGATTGACGGTCTGAACATCCCCTGCCTGGTTCGTGGCGTTTTTTACGCCATGGACCATAGTGTTTTGATCTTCTTGATCTGTATCTTTATCTGTATCTTTATCTGTCGTGACTCGTCGTGACATGTGCGTGACATTTCGTGACGCGCCGTGACAATCGCCATTTTGTTCCTGCTTTCTTTCCCTCTCTCGCTGCGCCCTCTTGCGCTCTGCAGGAGATTTTGCGGTTTGCGAAATATTGCCGTTGTCCTCTTTAAGCACCTGGCGTTTTTCCCATCCAGTGATTAAATCACCATCAAGTCCCCGCCCCTGCATCGTCTGCAAAATTGAATCAATTACCTCTTCTGTCACGTCGAGCGCACTTGCCAAATCTTCTGTCGTGACATCAATGTGACCTCGCGTGACATTTCGTGACGCGCTCACCAGGAGGTGGATATACACTGCCATCACTGTTGCAATTGGCTGCCCTGACACCCTGGCAATTGTTCGCCACTTAGGGTCATTTGGCATGTCATGCCATAATCTGAGCCAAGCGTTAGCCATACTCACCTCTTCTGATACCGAATCTTTTTACTCACGAGTTGCCGGAAGCGATTCGATATGGCTATTGTCAGTCAATGTACTGCCACAGCATTTCCTGCCGGGCCACCACGGTTCATCTGATTGAAACCGGCGATTGCCACTGCGACAAAATCATCAGCGTCTCTCACCAGTCGCTCCCGCGTCTCCACCAGCTCCCGAAAATAAGCTGAACTGTGGCTGCGCATTCTGGCCACCAGCAAAGGTGGCATTGCCTTTTCGATCGCTGGTAACAACGCCTGAATTTTTTCAACTGCATCAGGGGTGTCTTTCTCTACCCAGCGGAAAATTTTCTGGGTATTGCGAGCCAGGGCTTCCGGATGGCTGTCGTCATACAGTTCTGGGAACGTCATACCCAGTTCAAAATAAGCCCTGGTTATTTCAGCTGCCGGAACTTTTTCACCGTCCGGATGCGCCCAGGCATTCATCGCCATGCGGATGTGTTCATGCTTGATTTTCATGAATCAAGCTCCTAGAAAGTGGTTGTGTTAACGTTTTGGTATCTTCCAGCTCGGGCCAAATATTCATCCAATCAAAAGGCCTTAGTTGCTGACGTGTAACTTCACCATTACTGGCTCGCTCAATAAGGACACATAACGATGCCCCTAACACTTGACCTTTACTCAATGCCTTTCTTAGATAACCGATGCTGGTACCACACTCGCATGCAAACATACGCTGTTCATCTGACGAAAGAGAATTGAGAAATATTCTTAATTCTTCCATAGCTACTCCTTAGTAAACACAGCAAAGAATACCTACAGGTAAACAAAAGTCAATACCCACAGGTTGTTTACCTTGCAGTAATCGCATCTATTATTTACCTATGGACAAATATGAATTTAGACGACAGCAACTCATCAAAATTCGTGATGAGAAATGCGATGGTAAAGCGGTTAACGTGGCCAGAAAGATCGGGCGCGAGCCTTCTTATGTATCAAGAATGTTGTACCCAGAGGGGAAAAAGGGAAAAAAACGGATCGCTGATGATATGGTGGAGATTATCGAAGAGTCCTTTGGGTTACCCCGGGGATGGATGGATGGTATCGTTTCATCATCAACGAACACAGCCTCCAGTTATGAAACAAGGGTTCTAACGCCACGACAACGTATTTTTTTAGATCTCTTAGACGAACTGCCAGAAAGTGAAGCGGATAACTTATTAAAAACTCTTGAAGAGAAAAAACAGTATTACAATATGATCTACGAAGAAATCCGTAAAAAGAAAGCACAAAACGCATCATAGCTCACCAAACAACTAGTCACCAGTTAAGACACCGCAAAAATTTACCCATGGGTATTTACTTTTTAAATACCTATGGGTATCCTTCTTTTCATACCAACTCACCCCGCTCCACAGAATGCAGGGCAATACTTCGAGTTACCAGGCAGTGGTCAGGGGTTAAGTAGCCAGCCCGAGGCGTAAGAACATGACGGCAGGGTTCAACTTTAATAACTATGCAGCAGGTTTTTGTTCCGCTACCCCGGCGTTAAGGGGAAATGAGGTCAACATGGATACTATCGATCTTGGCAACAACGAATCTCTGGTGTACGGCGTGTTTCCCAACCAGGACGGCACATTCACCGCGATGACGTATACCAAAAGCAAAACGTTTAAAACCGAAAATGGTGCCCGTCGCTGGCTGGAAAGAAACTCAGGTGAGTGATATGGATTTCGACACAATCATGGAAAAGGCTTACGAAGAATACTTCGAAGGCCTTGCCGAAGGCGAAGAAGCTCACAGCTTCAACGAATTTAAACAGGCGCTTTCCAGTTCGGCAAAATCTAATGGCTGATAAGCGAAACAGCACCGCGAGGAATCAGTATGCAGAAACGAGAACCCGTTATCATCGCGCCAGACTATACCGATGATGAACTTTATGAGTGGATGCGCCAGAAAATTAATGCAGCGCAGGATCTGAAATGGGCCAATGAAGCCAGGGCTAAGCAGGCTGAAAATCTGTCCGCTCTGGAGCAGGATATCACCAGGCTGGAAAAAGCAGCGGCATTAAGCATTGCCAGAATGATTACATACCCACGTTAATAGCTAACCAACGAGGCTAATAATGGAATTTAAAGATTTACCAATGCAATTCCAGGAAATGGCAGCGAATATAGTTCGTTCCCAACTGGCGACTCTTGACCTGAGTACCGTAGAAAAAGAAACCATCGATACTATATCCGGTAACGTGCGTCGTGCCTTTATCGATCTGTACGAAGAGAAGCAGCTCTCTGATAACCAGGATTTACATGAAAAATACTTCCTGGATCTAATGGACATCATTGATAAGGGGTTTGGCTTGTTAATGAAAAAGAAAGGGATTCGAATAGAACCCCTTGAAAATTACTTTGCAACAAAAAGCGTTAATTCTTTTGATTCAAAATAAGAGAATTAATTACAGACTTAACATGCTCTTTCTCATGATTGAAGCTCTCATGATTGAAAGTGCCGGGTTGAAGCGAGTCGATATAATCAACAAGACTCTGTCGTACGACCTCATTTTTATCCATAACAGATGCAAGAAATGAAATTGCTAAAAGAGTTATATCACTACGCGCCGCAGCATGCTGCAATGCTTTATCAAAATTATTAATCTGGCGTATCAGGGAGTTAATGATTTCATCATTTTCAGTCGACATTTCACCCTCCTGAGGGTTGGTGATTAAGGAGTTCTCCACGGGTGAGGTGGAGTGCGTGCGCCGGACACGGGTGAGCATCCGGCACTGACAGTTTACTGAAAGGATATTTCCCTGAAAAGTCAGACCATAACGCGAAAGCGCCCGGCGAGGTAGCTGGTTCATAGATAGCCTGTCGTTAAATTTTCGTCGACCGTGCGCTTCCGGTTGTGGCAATCCGCGAAATGGCGCGGCGGTAAGTATGGCGGGGTTATTCCTTCCCCGTTGAGGACACCGGGTTGTCAGGTTGACCATACGCTTAAGTGACAACCCCGCTGCAACGCCATCTGTTATCAATTTTCTGGTGACGTTTGGCGGTATCAGTTTTACTCCGTGACTGCTCTGCCGCCCTTTTTAAAGTGAATTTTGTGATGTGGTGAATGCGGCTGAGCGCACGCGGAACAGTTAAAACCAAAAACAGTGTTATGGGTGGATTCTCTGTATCCGGCGTTAATTGTTAACTGGTTAACGTCACCTGGAGGCACCAGGCACCGCATCACAAAACTCATTGTTGAGGGCGCGATAATGAAAACGTTATTACCAAACGTTAATACGTCTGAAGGTTGTTTTGAAATTGGTGTCACTATCAGTAATCCTGTATTCACTGAAGAGGCCATTAACAAAAGAAAACACGAACGGGAGTTATTAAATAAAGTATGCATTGTTTCAATGCTGGCCCGTTTACGTCTGATGCCAAAAGGATGTGCACAATGAATCCAGTATTTGCACTTATTCTGACGGTTTTTCTTGTTTCCGGAGAGCCAGTTGATATTGCAGTCAGTGTTCACAGAACAATGCAGGAATGTATGGCCGCAGCAACCGAACAGAAAATTCCAGGCAACTGTTATCCGGTCGATAAAGTTATTCACCAGGATAACGAAATCCCGGCAGGATTTTAAAACAGCACCGTAATAAATATCCAGTTTCATTCTTATATGTCAGCAATGGCAGAGATTTGTTCACCCTTAAATCTGTGATGAGGTTTATCAATAATGAGCACTGATAAAGAAGAATTTGCACTATATTGCGAAGCAAAAAATGACAAAGTAAGAAAACGCCTGGGAATTAAAGGTGGTTTTTACTGGACTACAGCAAAAAAATTATCTGTTGCAATCTCCCGCTGCATTACCGCAATGGATGACAACGATTATGATGAAGACGACTTTAAAAAACCCGTCCGCGTCAATTTGCCCGTTGTTGACGACCTTCCGCCAGAAGGCGTGTTTGATACTGAATTCTGCAACCGCTATGAAAAAGGCGGGAAAGATGGCATCACAATGACATTTATCGGCCCTTCCCCCTCTGTTCAGGACAAACCAGCCAGCACTGACAATACCAACATCAACGGCGAAGACATGACTGAGATTGAGGAGAGCATGCTTCTGCCTGTCTCCGGTCAGGAACTGCCCATTCGTTGGCTTGCTCAACACGGCAGCGAAAAACCAGTAACGCACGTTTCACGCGACGAACTCCAGGCATTACACATTGCACGGGCTGAAGAACTACCGGCTGTTACTGCCCTGGCTATTTCGCATAAAACCAGTCTACTCGACTCGCTGGAGATTCGCGACCTCCACAAACTGGTTCGTGACACTGACAAAGTTTTCCCTAATCCTGGTAATTCAGACCTGGGACTAATAACTGCTTTTTTCGAAGCATACCTGGACGCTGACTACACTGATCGGGGTCTGCTGACAAAAGAGTGGATGAAAGGAAATCGTGTTTCACGCATCACCCGCACGGCTTCCGGTGCTAATGCTGGCGGTGGGAACAAAACCGATCGCAATCCGAATTTAGTACACACCCTCGACACACTGGATGTGGAGATTGCAGCAGCCACACTTCCGATGGATTTTAATATTTATGAAATTCCGGGCAGCGTTTATCGTCGCGCAAAAGAAGTAGTCCTGAAAAAAGAAAGTCCGTTCAAAGAATGGTCCGCAGCACTTCGTGCAACCCCGGGTATTCTGGACTATTCCCGCGCCGCTATTTTTGCACTTATCCGAAGTGCACACCCTGAATTTTATCACTACCCGGGACGCCTTCAGGGGTATATCAACGCCTATTTGACAGAAACTGATCACGAGAACCCCAGCAAGGAAACTCTCACAGCTGCCCGGCATACGCCGGAAAAAGATATCCTGGAAGAAATTAACCGCGAGGTGGTTACTGAGCGTGAAACAGAAGAAGAAAAACCACAACCATCTGACGCAATGGCAGGTGAACAGGCAACAACTGAAACAATGGAACCGGATACAACTGAACATTGCCAGAACGCGCAGTCGCTGGATGCTCAGTCGCAGGTGAGTTCCGCTAACCAAGTAAAAGTCACCGCTGACGAAGTAAACAAAATTATGCAGGCAGCCAATATCAGCCAGCCTGACGCCGATAAGTTACTTGCTGTATCGCGTGGTGAATTTGTTGAGGGGATTAGCGACCCTAATGATCCGAAATGGGTCAAGGGGATCCAGACTCGCGATTCTGTGAACCAGAACCAGCATGAATCGGAACGGAACTACCAAAAAGCGGAACAAAACAGCCCAAATGCGTTACAAAACGAGCCAGAAACGAAACAATCCGAACCAGTAGCGCAACAGGAACCGGAAAAAGTCTGCACCGCCTGCGGTCAGAGCGGTGGCGGCAACTGCCCTGATTGTGGCGCGGTGATGGGCGACGCAACATACCAGGAAACATTCGATGAAGAGAATCAGGTTGAAGTTCAGGAAAATGATCCGGAGGAAATGGAAGGCGCTGAACATCCACACAAGGAGAACCCTGGCGGCAATCAGCATCACGCCAGCGATAATAAAACTGGCGAGGCGACAGATCCCTTAATTAAGGTGAATGGTCATCATAAGCTCACATCCACCAGCAGAGCAGGGATTCATCTGATGATCGACCTTGAAACCATGGGAAAAAATCCCGATGCCCCGATTATCTCAATAGGCGCAATATTTTTCGATCCACAAACCGGAGATATGGGACCGGAATTTAGCAAGACCATCGATCTGGATACTGCTGGCGGAGTCATTGATCGTGACGTCATTAAATGGTGGCTGAAGCAATCACGTGAAGCGCAGTCTGCCATTATGACCGATGAAATCCCGTTAGATGATGCACTACTGCAATTGCGGGAATTTATCGACGAAAACTCCGGTGAATTTTTTGTTCAGGTCTGGGGTGATGGGGCCAACTTCGACAACGTGATTTTACGCCGTTCATACGAACGACAGGGTATCCCCTGCCCGTGGCGCTACTGCAACGATCGCGATGTACGCACAATCGTTGAGCTGGGGAAAGCCATAGACTTCGATGCCAGAACTGCTATCCCATTCGAAGGTGAGCGCCATAATGCACTTGATGACGCTCGTTACCAGGCAAAATACGTTTCAGCTATCTGGCAAAAACTGATCCCGAGTCAGGCTGATTTTTAATGTTCAACCCTAATTGCCGCTAACCGTATATAGTTAGCGGCGGTTATGAGATATAGCTATGAGCAGCTTATTTTTAACCGAAGATGAATTGCTAATATTAACGGGCTGCAAATATGCAAGCCACCAGCGAAAATGGTTAATGGAAAACGGGCTTCCGTTCTATACCAATCGTAGTGGCAAACCGATTGTCAGCCGGGATCTATTTACCTGCAATAAAACTTTACCACCACGCGAGGTAGAGCCGAATTTTGGTGCGATCTGATGGGAAGACGAAGGAAAAATCCTGAACACGAAAAATTACCTCCAAATGTATACCCAAATAAATATAGTTATGTATGGAAACCAACATCCAGAGAATCTGTCACACTAACCGCCATCAAGGATGGTTTGGCTGCTTTATGGAAAAAGTATGAGGAAACTGTAAATAATCGCGATCGTGCAATGACATTCGGTCGCTTGTGGGAAAAATTCCTCGCCAGCGCCTATTACAGTGACCTTAGTCCAAGAACACAAAAAGATTATCTGCAACATCAAAAAAAGTTGCTTGCCGTATTCGGTAAGGTACCAGCGGATTCCATAAAACCAGAACACATCCGTCGATACATGGACAAAAGAGGGGAGCAGAGTAAAACGCAAGCCAACCATGAAAAAAGCAGTATGTCCCGTGTTTACAGTTGGGGGTATGAGCGAGGGTACGTGAAGGCTAACCCATGTGCAGGTGTAAGTAAATTCAAGGCCAAAAACCGCGAACGATATGTAACCGACAAAGAATACCAGGCAGTATTAAGCGTTGCACCTCTTCCTGTTTTTATCGCAATGGAAATTGCCTATCTGTGTGCAGCGAGGGTTTCCGATGTGTTATCGCTGAAATGGGAACAGATTGGAAACGACGGGATATTCATCCAGCAAGGGAAAACCGGAAAAAAACAGATAAAAGCATGGAGTCCACGATTACAGGCAGCGATCGAAAAAGCAAAACAGTTACCAAAATCTGCCTATGTGATCAGCAATCAATACGGCAACCGATATATGTACAAAGGCTTTAACGAAATGTGGGTAGATGCAAGAAATCGTGCTGGAAAAATTTCAGGTATTTTAACCGACTTCACCTTTCATGATCTGAAGGCGAAAGGAATTTCAGACTATGAAGGAAGCAGCCGGGATAAGCAACTTTTCTCTGGTCACAAAACCGAAGGGCAAGTGCTAATCTATGACAGGAAGGTTAAAGTTTCACCAACACTTGATGTCCCGTTACCTGAAAATATTCCAAGAAAATATTCCAAGTAA